CACGATGTAGATGATGCATACCTCAAAACGCCAAGCGGTAAATTACTGACCCTACAAGTCAAAACAGCCAGCAAACTTGCAAATAACGAAAACAAATACAAATGGCCTACAGTTGTCGTAGGTGGTCGCAAAAGGTCAGATATATATGCTTTGGTGGCATTTGATATGCAGAAAGTTTACTGGGCTAGGGGTGATAATAATATTATAAAAAAATGGACAACACGCTTATTCCCAGAAGACTTTGACAATGAAGATGAATTATTAAATCAAGTAATAAAAAGCTTTGAAGTGTAAATATATTGCTTGATGATTACCTTTATGAAATATAGGTAGAAGTGTGGGCAATTCGGGCATGATTTGCCCACACGATTAATTATTTTGCAAAATACACATACCGCCAAGATTTAGGCCCTGCATTGCCAATAATTGGCGTTGTTCTCACATTTGCTCGATCAATAAGTTTATCTTTATACATAATGTTTAACGTCCATGCTAGCGACGAAACAGAAAGCCCGGTGCTTTGAGCAATCATAGTTGTTGTGTAGCGCCCGCCACGATTTATGCATTTGTAAATCTTATCATATTCGATTTGGTTAAACGGTCTAATATTTCTAATATCACTATCACTAACAAAATTGCGATGTGATGGCGAATTTGTAATAACTTGCCGAGGGCGATTTGTCCTGCTTGGAGTATCTCGCAAACCAAGTTTGATCTGCTTTTTCTCAAACGTGTGAAGCAAATGCGCATACATGATCTCATATTTTATTTCTTTGGGCTGATCCCTCATTGCTTCTTTGGTTTTGGCGAACGTCGCATAACGGAAAGGCGGTGTTCGAGGTTGTTCAATATCGCCAATTGCTCGTCCAACATCCAAAGATAGTACCCCTTCGTCCGTTTCTCTTTGCCTTTCATGTCTTCTTGCACTGCTTCGTTCAGCTTGATCAGCCTCGTGACATATTGGTAGCATTCCTTTGTCTGCATCTCGTTTCTCCTTTAATTTTGTATGATGATTTACAAATGATATATTATGGCGTTTGCTGATTTTAGATAAAGTTACTTGCAGTATACCCATCGTGTCGCAAGTTTCCTTTTGGCTTAACCCATCATTTGCACATTTCTTTATTAAGCTGATTGTATCTTTCCTCATGTTAATCATAATTCACGCCTCACGAATTTCCCGCTATCATCAAGCGCCGGGATGCGCTCGCGTTCAGGCTTTTGTATTTTAACAATGTGCTTTTTAAACACATCATTTAATATGCTTTCCAAATTTTCTTTGGTTAAATTTTTCATAATGATAATCCTTCTGGCCTAATTATTGGCTTAATATTTATTGATGCAGAGCTGACATAATTTGTCTCAACGCACTGAGCCATGCTATCTAAATGAGCGTATGCTTCATATTTTGCTGGCATAGCATTGCCGCATTCCATTGCGCTGCGGTACATTGTGGAATTGCTTAACTCAACGCCGCCAATGACGTAGGTTAGAATGAGTGTTGTGTAGAATGTCATAACAATTGCTCCACTTCTGCTGGCTTAAAGTCATTAGATTTAGCCGCCCATAGACGGTAAGAAGCACGTTTCTGGGATGGTTTGTCATAAACTTTCGCAACGGCGATCTGACCCCCCTTAAAAAGCTTCTCAAGCAACGGTCTGGCCTCATCAACGTGCATTGCTAGCTTTTCAGCCATTTGCGCAGAAGTGCAAGGATGCCTATGCAAAAGTATACCCATCATATGCTTTTGTTTTATCTTTTGTTTCATCTCGTGATCTTTGTTAAGCAGATCAATGTTTAAGCTGCCAGACTTGTTTTCAATCATAATGTCAATTGGATCTGCATGTTCTTTCATCAATGGATTTGGGATTGCAAGAAAAGGTGTTCCTGTTGGCGCAATTGTCTCCATGACTTGATCTAATGCTTCTCTGGTTCTTTTAATTTTTTCTTGTTTTACAAGCTCATTCAAGTGATCATTAAATTTATTTAGAGTAAGCGAACGTGAGGTTCTAGCAATATCTCTAACCCTATCGCTGTCTTTTAATTCAGCATTACAAGCAACAGCAGCATAAATACGGCCATATAACTCATAATCAGCTTTTAATTTTTTTAAACTAGCCATTATCTTCCCCAAACATTAATAAATTGATCCAGAAAAACTATAATCTCTGGCAAGTGTACGGCGGCTACAGCGAATAATGCCATAGCCAATCCGTCGATTATCATTGTGATGTTCATTATGCTATCTCCTCTTTAGCAAGATAATTTTCCTCTCGCTTAGCCTCTTCAGCAAGATACTTTGCATTTTCAGCCTCAATGCGTAGCAATCCTAATCTAAAATCTTCTGATATTTTAGGTGCAGGAGTTAATACATAACCCAAATTTTGCGTCATATTTAAGTTTCTTAATACCATTTTATATTTCCTCATATTTTGCATTTATACAGCCATTATAAGTATTTTTGTGTAGCAGTCAAACACTTTTTATATCATTTTTATATCATAATGTACTTGTGCATCTATTTGTATTGCTTTATTGCTGGTTTTATCAGACCCAAGGAGAAATCAAATGGTAGATAAAAGAGTAGTTATAAATTTTAGTGAGCAGCAGTATGAAGCTGTTGCAAAGGCGGCACATAAATCTGCGTTAAGCTTTAACGCATTTGTGAGAATGTCGTCATACATGGAAGCAACGAAAGCTGGCATAGAAGTGGCAAGGCCAGAGGAAGATGAATGATTATTGTCGGTGTAGATCCGGGGTTTTCTGGGGCAATTGCACATTATTGCACTAAGACGAAAGACTTAGATGTAATAGATATGCCAACTATTTTGAATAGCAAAGGTAAAGTTGAGATTGATATTCATTCGTTATTACATTTGTTAGAACCAGAGGCCAAAGATCGTATGGCTGTGATTGAACAAGTTGCATCACGTCCTAATCAATCTTCAGTTGCCACATTTAGGTTTGGCATGGGGTATGGTGCGTTAATTGCGTGCGTGGCAGCTAACAAGACGCCAATGCACTTTGTTACGCCTAATAAGTGGAAGAAACACTTTGGTTTAACATCTGACAAAGATACAAGCCGCCAACTTGCCATTCAAAGGTGGCCTGACCATTATGAGAAGTTTAAGCTTAAAAAGCATGATGGCAGAGCTGAAGCGGCATTGATTTGCCTTTACGGCGCAGAAGTTTTAAATAAGTAAACAAGGAGAATAAAATGCAGATAATACCAAGTGAAGAACTGTCGAATAGTGAGTATCACAAATTGCCAGCCATTTCGTCAAGCGCTGTGAAAGCAGTTGCGTCATCAACATTACATCATTGGAAGAATGCCACGTTTAGCACGACGCCTGCCATGATCTTAGGCTCGGCATTCCACGCAATGGTGTTAGAGCCAGAGAAAAACTTAGTGCATGATTCTGGTTTACCACGTCGTGGCAGCAAGGCTTGGAAAGAACAAGAAGATTTCTTGGGTGAAGATGAGATATTACTGCCAACAGGCGAGTATGAGCAGTGTCAGAAAATGGTAGACGGTTGCCTGCAAAATAAAATTGCAAGGAAAGTGCTGACCGATAAAGATATGCTGGCTGAATACAGTTTCATAGCGACATGCCCAGAGACCGGGCTAGAGCTGAAGTGTAGGCCAGATGGATTGTTAAGAGAGGCAGGCATAGTGCTTGATTTGAAAACGTGCTTGGATGCATCTTACCACGCATTTAATAAAACAATTAGAAATTACAGGTATGATCTCCAAGCATGTTTTTACAGGTATGTATTAAAGCTATGCGAAATACCGACTACAAACTTTATATTTATTGCTACTGAGAAAAACAGCTACGCAACAGCTTGCTATGAGATGTCTGATAAATACAATAAGTATGCGGAAGATGAGATGTTTAAGACATTGCGTAAAATAAAAGTGGCGCAAGACACAAACACATATGACACTGGCTGGCCTGACCTTGAAACAGTGCATTTGCCGCCTTGGTTGGATGAGAACCACGGCTTATAAGAAATCCCAGCGTAGGGGTACTACGCACAACTAAAAAGGAGTTGCCAAATGCAACACATAATAAGCGGCGTGAAAGCGCTATACCCAAGACTAAATGCTACATATAGATTTGATCAGGATGAGTACAAATCACAAAAGTGTGATCCCACCGCAGAGGGCGCGGCATACGAGATGTCATTTAATTTGACAGGTGAGCAGTGCAAGGAGCTGAACGCTATTTGTATGCAGTCATATAAAAATGCGGCGGCGTTGGAGACTAGCAAACGCAAATGGCCTGAACAACCACTTAGCTTGCCATATAAGCGCGATGACAATAATGAGGGTCACTGGATTGGCAAGGCAAAGCTGAAAGGCGCATACAGTGGTGAGGCTACAAACCCACCACGCCAAGTTGATGCATCTCGCAAGAAGCTGCCTGATGGATTTGAGCTTACATCTGGATCAACTGTAAATATTGCATGTACTGTCGTGCCTTATAATACGGGAACAATCAACGGAGTGTCATTAAGATTACGTGCCGTGCAAGTGTTAGAGCTAGCTGAGAAGCAAGAGGCAGATGATCCGTTTACTGAAGTTGCTGGCGGATTTAGCGCGGGCAGTGCGCCAATCAATGGTGTGGAGCATGATCCGTTTGGAATGCCGCCTGCTGCGCCAGCACAACCATCACAAAATGATCTGGAAGATGACATTCCATTTTAATTAAATATACCGTTAGACAGAACTTACATAGGTTTTGTCTAACGGACACGACAGGACATTTGCGAGACATGTCCATTATGTCCGAGACAGGACAAGACAAAAGCAGGACATGTCCGATATGTCCTATAAATTGAGGAAAGGTAAATAAATGCAAAATACAAAATACCCAAATGCAAATTGGGATAAATATTCAGATAAAATTATAAGCGCATTATCACTAAAGAAAACCGCAATAGGTGAGTATCACGGATCTTGCCCCGTCTGTCATGGTGTAGATCGGTTTTGGATTAAGGAAGACGCAAACAGCGACGTGATGGTGAGCTGCCGTAAATGCTCTGATTTTGCTGGCATAAAAGATGCGCTGCGTAACAAAAACTTGTGGCCTGACGAAAATGAAAAGCCAATGGTAAGGGAATACAACATAACTTGGCCTGAACCAGAGCTAGAGGCCACGCATCCATACTTGATTAAGAAAAAGATTGGGTTAGGCAACGCCGCCATAAATGGTAATATGTTAGTTATACCAGTGATAAACGCTCAAGGTAAACGTGTAGGCACGCAGAGCATCAATCCGACAGGCGCAAAGAAATTTTCCACTGGTATGCCTGTTGTGGGTAACTTTAGCGTGATTGGTGGCAAATTAGATGATCTGGTTTACATATGCGAGGGATGGGCAACTGCTATGTCAGTGCATATGGCGACGAATAGGCCAGCAGTATTCGCATTATCTGCGGGCAATATGACGGCTGTTGTTGGTGAGCTGCTTGAAGCTAGACCTAATTTACGCATAGTGGTGGCTGGTGATAACGACGAGGCAGGCATGAAGGCAATTGAGAAATGCGTTGCTGATCATGGGGTGCAATCTATTGTGCCTAAGATTGGCGGCTGGGACTTCTCTGATATGTGGATTAATGAGGGCAAAGAGGCGACTGCAAAGGCATTGGAAGTGAAAAGCCTGCTCGATCAGGTGTTCTTCCCAAGCGATGCAGTAGCGCAATTAGACAGGAGTTATCTTGTTAAAGGATGGTTTGGCGCTGGGCAGCTCTCAATGGTGTATGGGCCAAGCAATGTTGGTAAGTCATTTTTTGTGCAGGATGTGGCGTGGCATGTGTCTGCCGGGCAGGATTGGCATGGAAATAAGGTTAAGGGCGGCGTGGTGCTGTTTCTGGCTCTTGAGGGCGGTATGACGACGCATAATAGGGTTGTAGCCTTACGCCAGCAATATCCAGAGCATGAGGCTAAGTTAGCTATGCGTGCATTGCCAGTGAATTTACTTGAGGAAAATGCTGACGTGCAGCTTATCATAGATTTATGTGACGAGGTTAAGCGGGCGCATGGTGATATTGCAATGATTATCGTTGATACGTTATCCAGATCAATGCCCGGCGGCGATGAGAACTCGCCTGCATCATCAACGGCTGTTATTTCTGCGTGTGATAAGATACGCGGCGAGACAGGCGCTCATCTATTGCTCGTGCATCATTCTGGCAAAAACTTGGACGCGAAGGCTCGTGGGCATAGCTCACTGCGTGCTGCTGTTGAGACTGAGATAGAGTTATCGTATGACGAGGCGACAGGCTTGCGCACTGCATTGTCTACCAAGCAAAGAGATCTCGAGGGTGGGCGTAAGTTTCACTTTAAGTTGAATGTGATTGAGCTTGGGCATGACGCGGACGGCGATGCTGTCACAACGTGCGTGATTGAGCCAGCAACAAGTGATGATATTGAGAAGGCCAACAAGAGGGTTATCAAGGGCAAGAACCAAATCTTATTTAAGACGTGCTTCCAGCAATTGCGCGGCGAGGGCATTGGCATGTCTAACCCTGCTGGCGTGGGTTGGCCTGAACCTAGCACGTTCTGGGTTATTAAAGAAGAGGACATCAAGAAGCATTTCATGGGCAAAGTAGCTGGCGTAGCTAACCCATCACAAACCTACAAGCAGTCAATTGCAGGCCTCACGAGTGCGGGTCATATTGTCCAAAATGAGGGTTATATCTGGTTTTGCGATGATTTCGGGAAAGTGAGCTAAAATGCATACTACTAATCACCTACTAATTAGCATTAGTAACAACAATATCAAACACTTAGCAGGACAACTACTAATTGCAATTAGTATATCGTAACCAATCTACTACTAATACTATATACCTTTAGGTATAGTATATTAGTATGTAGTTAAGCGAATAGTATGAGATAGGTAAAATCGGGGTAAATAATTATGGAACATAAGATGAAAGAAAAGAACAACAAATGTCTGGCTTGGTGGCAAGCGAGGGACGAGCTAGGGAAACGGGGTATGAACAATGGTTAAGCAGATGAGTAGTGATGG